ATTATGTTTGCTTCCATTACCAGTGATAGTTACTGTCTGGCCAACATAAAAAACTTTTTCTACCTTGTCTTGAAAGTAGAGTGTGCCCGTATGCGCTGTGTTGCTATGTGCAATGTTGAATGTTGTATTAGTCCAGAGCATAGGCAAAAGGACTGCATCGGCGGCATCGCAAACAGACTCTAAAACTGCATCTGTGTATAGAGTGCCAACACCAAGCGTAGAGCGAAGCTCTGCGACTGTAGTTAATGCCATGATGATCCTTTCTAAAGACTCTAGGGAGTCAGAGGGCTACTGACCCCCTAGAGCGACTTAGTTGCTAGTAATTACGCTACTGCGAAGCGGCGAACGCCCTTACCTGACTTAGCAACATAGAGTGCTAGGTATCCGTAAAGGTTGATTTCGATCTCGCCTGATGTCAATACATTGACACGAAGCTGAGTTGTTGGTGACTCCCATGCATAAACAGATGTTGGTGCAACCAAGAAGGCTGAGTCATCTGAAATGCCTGAAGCTGAGATGTTGTGATCTACGATGAGGTCTGTACCAAGAACTCCACCACGAACAGATGTAGCGACTGCTGTACCTGATGCGTTGTATGTTGGGCCTTGTGCTGAGTAAAGTGCGCGACCTGTTGTGTCTGCGTATCCTGCGATAGCTGCCCATTGGTCAGTTGAAGCGACTAGCTTGTTAGCAAAGTCTCCACCTGTACCCTTGTATGCTGCTGCGCCTTCTACTGCAATAAATGACTGCAATCCTGCTGCTGTTGTTGCAACATTTGTTGCTGCTGTTCCTGCTGAGATGAACTTAGCAATGAGAGCTGCATCTGTTGCCTTCTCGTATGCCTTGCGTAGTTCTGTCATCATCAATTCCATAAATGCTGGAGATGAGCGATCTACAAGCTCGAATGATACGCGCTGTAGTCCTGAGAACTTCTCAACTGTTACTGTGTCGTAAGCAGATGTCATTCCTGTCTCAGATGGTGCTGAACCTTCGTTTGTGTCTGCAACTGTTGGTGCAGTGTCAGCTGAAGATGCGTTTGTGTACAAGCGTGGAACTGTGAAGCTCATGCCTGACTCAGTTAGTGCTGCGCGTGTTACTGCATCAAATGCTGGACGGCCAGTAAATGTGTCAGTAATAAATGTGTTTAGGTGTGGTGCAAGTGTAAGACCAGTGTTTGTTGATGTTGAGTCATCTGCTGCACGAACTGTGCGGCGAGCCTCGTCATCACCAAGAGCTGCCTTGATGTTTGCTTCTAGGTACTGTGCTGATGTGATTGGTGCAATGCGCTCACGCACAAATGTAGTTGCTGTTACCACAGGACGAGCAGCTTCAACCGCTGCTGCCTCTACTGGTGCTGCAACTGTCTCTGGAGTATTCTCCACAGCTGTCTCGCTTTCTGTTGGTTGGATTTCTTCTACTGCTTCTGGAGTATCCTCAGCAGCGACATCAATAACTTGAGCAGACTTAAATGCTGGCTCAGTTACTAATGAAACTTCAAATAGGTTGGCAGCAGATACATGCATTACGCCAGCCTTCATTTTTGACTTAACTACTTCTACGCCAACAGACAACCCTGACTGTAATCCCTCTTCTGCAAGGATGAGAGCCTCAGTGCCTCTGTTGCTACGACTAATCTTAAAGCTGGCATAGATACCATCGTCATCTGTTGTAAAAGATGTTGCCTTACCTAAAGGCTGCTTCATGTCGTGTTGGTTAAGTAGTTTAATTGTCTTAGGATCTTCTGGAAGTGCGATAGCACCCTTCTCAAAGACCACTCGGCCAGCCGATGTGTTACCGATCTCGCCTGTACCTGCTGGAACTATCTTGCCTGAGATTGTGCGTTCTTCTACATTGGCAGTTAGTTCAGCAGAGAATGTAAGGATGTTAGTCATCTATTCCTTCACTTCCGTTAGGTGTTAAATCTTCCATCTCCATAGCCTGTTCAACTGTGATTAGGCCGATAGAGATCATCTTCTCAATAACCATAAGTCTTTCCATTGGATCTGTCTTTAGGAAAGTTGAATCAACATCAAAGCGAACAGAGTTTCCTCTGGCTGTAATGTCATCCATGCTTAGTCGATGAGAAATCGCATTTACATAAGGTGCAACACTGAATGAGAAAAATTGCTTGCGCTCATCCAATACATTTGCATAGGTCATAGAGTTATTGGCTTCTGCGCTAAGTAAGTAAGCAGGGATGTTACACAATCTTGCAATTTCAGTTGCTAAGAATTGCTGTGCTTCGTCATACATCATGTCTTTAGGTGAAAATGATGATGGAGTGTATTCCAGAGTAGAGGTCAAGTAAGCAGTAGCACGATTTTGTCTTGCGTTCTTCCAAGCTGCTAACAATCCTTGAATTTCTTTAGGATCTAAATCTGCGCCATTGTTTTTAATAACTCCTGATGGCATTGGAGTAGATGAAGCAATAACAGCAGCTTTGCGAAGATCGATCGCTGCACGAATTGTCTCTGAACCGCGCTCTAGGATTCCTTCATCAAATGCTTGGAAGGTAACGATTGATCCAATACCAGACATAGGCACTGCAACCGCATCAATAAAGTATTGAGTAACAGTTGTGCCATAAAGATCAGTTGTAAAAGTTACTTTAACATTTGGAATCCATTGAAAGCGAGATGGTCGGCCATCCTCTGCATAAACTTCTGTAACTTGCCAGTAAGCCACGCCGTACATTAATAAAGAATCTACAGTCCATGCCATAGTTACAGAGCGTGGCTGATTGATTGCTGGTTGATCTACCCAGAGAGGATTGCCTAGTTCTTCACCTGTTGAATTGCGATACAAGTTCAATGGAAGATCGGCAACTACAGATGACAAAAGGTTTCTGCAGCGAGCAACCGATGGCACAGACATAGCCTCGTTGCGTTGAACGCGTGGCAGGATGTAGTTATAGAGAGAGTTAAGATTCTCTCCCATAATAGTTGGAGCGTATTGCGCCAGAAGCGAGTTAGTTTTCTTCGGAGCTTCTGATCTGCTAAAGATACCCATAGACATAAAGGATACCATTTGTCAAGTAATTAGACAAACACTATCGGCGTGTCTAAGTATAAATCTGTGGCTTAGGTACAGGCAACATTAACTTGCTAACTACCATCGCCAAGCCAATAGGTGCAGAGATGTCTCCAGCCGACTTGCGTTTGATAATACGCCACGCAGAGTCATTGACCTTAGCTGCGCAGTTATTCATTTGCTGGATTAACTCCGCTTGACCATTGTGGACTACTCGATGATTGACTAAGCCTTCTAATAAGTCACCACAGGCCTTGTAGAACTGCTGGCCTGATACATCCTCGACCATTACACCGCTTTGACCTAATCGATCGGCTATCGTCTGTGTAGCGTACTTATCAAAGCATACTAGTCGAGGCTTGTAGATGTCAGCCCATCCTTTAATGCTTGCTGCCATCTTTAATTCATCAATGGCTACTTGAGAGCTATAAGTCTCTAAGATTCCGATGCCAATCCGTCCATCTGGCAGAATTTGTCCTGCGACTAGTGAACCGTTGCGCCGAGACGGACTGACATCGAAACCGAATACAGTATAAGCCCCCGCAGTCATTTCTAGTGTGCTATCCGAGGTTTCTTCTAAGATTCCATGAGGCCACGGGCTTGAAAGGCTGTCAATCCACTGACAAAGCGTTTCAGTGCGTGTATTTTCAATCGGTGATGTCGCTATTGCTTCTTCAATGGCATCTTCTGTAATTGTGTAGCCTAAAGACGGGTTAGCCATAGCCCATGCATTGCGATCATCAATCTTGCAGTATTGGGGAGCCGAATACTCATAGAATCCAAAAGACTTAGGCGGATACGAGATTGCTCGCTCTCTTAGATCGTTTAACACTGTGCTAAAGGCATCTCCAGCGTTACTACACAGTAATGTGTGTGAATTAGGGTGGGCTCTGGTAACTGGAGTCGCAGCTCTAAATCCTTCCTCTGTAATCTCTCGAACTTCATCGATAAATAACAATCCATTGACAGATCGACCACGAGAGCCGTCTCTGGTAGCTGCTACAACATCTAATCGTGTGCCATTGAGCATCTCAATAGACTCTGTGCCGTTTGCATAACGGATCTGCTTAACAAATCCTTTGAGATGGTCATTATTCTCTAAGATGTCTGTGACTTGTCTGAATGTGTCCAGAGCCATGCTTCTATTAGAGGACATGATCAAGACATTGGTTTCCCACTTGATTAAGTGAGCCAAAATGAGCATACGCGCTAAATGTGTCTTGCCATTTTGTCTAGCGATCAATAACAGGTTTGTCTTGCGTATCCACTTGCCTTTTGTGTCTGTTGTGAGCATGTCTTTGAGTACATACTCCTGCCACGGCAATAAAGGCATCTTAATAATCTCACAGAGCTGCTTGACATCATCAATCTTAGATTTGCCTTTGAGAGGCACACTCTGGAGCCTCGGTTTAGTTGCCCCTCGTAGCGGCTGTTTCTTTTTGGGTTTATCTGTCATTGATTCGGATTAGGTCGGAGCGTAAAAGGACTGTCTTGCATCGTCTCGGACTGTATCGGAGAGAGGCTCCCTGAAAAGACAGGGGGGCTTATACTGTATTCGGTTTCGATGTCAGTCCGTCTCGGCGCAACGGTTCACTAGTCGCAGGACAAATTCTGCCAGATGGACGGATTGGCATCGGAATCTTAGAGACTTATAGCTCTCAAGTAGCCATTGATGAATTAAAGATGGCAGCAAGCATTAAAGGATGGGCTGACATCTACAAGCCTCGCCTAGTATGCTTTGATAAATACGCTACTCAAACAATCGCAGATCGATTAAGTCAAAGCGGTGTAATGGTCGAGGATGTATCAGGCCAGCAGTTCTACAAGGCCTGTGGTGACTTATTAGAAGGCTTAGTCAATCATCGAGTAGTCCACAATGGTCAAGCTGAGTTAATTCAGCAGATGAATAACTGCGCAGCTAAGGTCAATGACTCTGCGTGGCGTATTATCAAACGCAAGTCTGCTGGAGACATCTCTGCGCCTATTGGCTTGGCGATGGTAGTTAGCAAGTTAATGTTGCCTGTGCCTAAGCCTCAGATTTACACTTAGACATCCCCAACATCCCCATTATTTGCTTGACTTATTATTCGATCAGAGTAAATTACCTAATGGCTCGTCACCAGCACATGCCCTCGGCCTCTAACCGAGGGCTTTGTGTTATCTAAAGTAAAGAGTTAGACACGCCGATAGTGTTTGTCTAATTACTTGACAAATGGTATCCTTTATGTCTATGGGTATCTTTAGCAGATCAGAAGCACCTAAGAAGACTAACTCGCTTCTAGCGCAATACGCTCCAACAATTATGGGAGAGAATCTTAACTCCCTTTATAACTACATCTTGCCACGCGTTCAACGCAACGAGGCTATGTCTGTGCCATCTATTGCTCGATGCAGAAATCTTTTGTCATCTGTAGTTGCCGATCTACCATTAAACCTTTATCGCAATTCAACTGGTGAAGAACTAGGCAATCCTCTCTGGGTAGATCAACCAGCAATCAATCAACCACGCTCTGTAACTATGGCATGGACTGTAGATTCTTTATTAATGTACGGCGTGGCTTACTGGCAAGTTACAGAAGTTTATGCAGAGGATGGCCGACCATCTCGCTTTCAATGGATACCAAATGTTAAAGTAACTTTTACAACTGATCTTTATGGCACAACTGTTACTCAATACTTTATTGATGCTGTTGCAGTTCCTATGTCTGGTATTGGATCAATCGTTACCTTCCAAGCATTTGATGAAGGAATCCTAGAGCGCGGTTCAGAGACAATTCGTGCAGCGATCGATCTTCGCAAAGCTGCTGTTATTGCTTCATCTACTCCAATGCCATCAGGAGTTATTAAAAACAATGGCGCAGATTTAGATCCTAAAGAAATTCAAGGATTGTTAGCAGCTTGGAAGAACGCAAGACAAAATCGTGCTACTGCTTACTTGACCTCTACTCTGGAATACACTCCATCATCATTTTCACCTAAAGACATGATGTATGACGAAGCACAGCAATTCTTAGCAACTGAAATTGCAAGATTGTGTAACATCCCTGCTTACTTACTTAGCGCAGAAGCCAATAACTCTATGACCTATGCAAATGTATTGGATGAGCGCAAGCAATTTTTCTCATTCAGTGTTGCACCTTATGTAAATGCGATTTCTCATCGACTAAGCATGGATGACATTACAGCCAGAGGAAACTCTGTTCGCTTTGATGTTGATTCAACTTTCCTAAAGACAGATCCAATGGAAAGACTGCTAGTGCTAGAAAAGATGATTGCCATTGGTCTGATCACAGTTGAACAGGCTATGGAAATGGAAGACTTAACACCAAACGGAAGTGAAGGAATCGATGACTAACATCCTTACATTCTCTGCTGAACTAACTGCCAATGTAGAAGAACGCACAATCTCAGGCAAGATAGTTCCAGCAGGTACAGGCGAAGTAGGAAACACATCTGCTGGCCGAGTGGTCTTTGAGAAGGGTGCTATTGCACTTCCAGAAGATCCTAAGACAATCAAACTACTTAACCAACACGACATGAAGCAGCCTTTAGGCAAAGCAACATCTTTTACAACAGATGATGATGGTATTTATGCCAGCTTCAAGATCAGTCGCAGCAACCGCGGAACAGAGGCCTTGATCCTTGCAGAAGAAGGATTACAATCAGGTTTATCTGTAGGCGTAGAAGTAGTTAAGTCAAAAATGAAGGCTGGCGTAATGCATGTATCTGCTGCCAAGCTATTTGAAGTTTCATTAGTAACTGAGCCAGCATTTAAGTCTGCTCAAGTTATTGATGTCGCTGCCGAGGATACTCCAGAGGCAGTAGAAGAAAACCAAACAGAAAGCGAGACAGCTATGGAGAATACTCCAGAAGCAGTTGCAGCACCAGTAGAGGCAGCAGCGGTTGAAGCTGCTCGTCCTGTGGTAACAGCAACTACACATGTGCGCGAGCGCATTGCACCAATTACATCAGCACAATACTTAGAAGCAAGCATGAAGGCAGCACTTGGCGATGACGAGTCACGCCGTATTGTAAGAAGTGCGGATGATTCGACTTCTACAAATACAGGTTTGACACTTCCATCACACCTAAATACTTTCATTACAGATACATTTACAGGCCGTCCAGCATTTGAAGCAGCAACACGCGGTTCACTTGCAGGAATCGATGGAATGTCATTCACAGTTCCTCGCCTATACACAAACGCATCTTCAGCAGACACTGCACCAACAGTTGCAGACACAAACGAAGGTGCAGCACCATCAGAAACTGGGATGACCTCAGCTTATGACACGATTTCGATCGAGAAGTTTTCTGGATTGCAGCGTGTAAGTTTTGAGTTGGTAGATCGCTCATCTCCAGCATTTATGGAACTAATGATGGCTGAACTTCGCAAGGCATACGAGAAGGCGACAGATGCAGCACTTCTAGCAGCATTTGTAGCTAACGGAACTACAGCAGCAACTACAGCAGCAACAGCAGCTGGATTGCAATCATTCGTATCTGTAGAAGGTGCAGCAGCATACAAGGGTACAGGCGGAGACTTTGCTAACAAGCTAGTTGCTTCAACTGACCAGTGGGCAGCCATCGCAGGATACGCAGATTCAACAGGTCGCGCACTTTACTCAGCACAAGGCGCAACACAGAACGCATCAGGCAACGCAGTTGCTACAAGCGTTGTTGGTGGAGTTCTTGGAACTGACCTTATCGTTGATCACAACATCTCAACATCAGGAATTGTTGATAACTCAGCGTTCCTAGTTGCACCAGCTTCTGTGTACACATGGGAATCACCAACAACACAACTTCGCGTCAATGTTCTAACATCAGGCGAGATCGAAATCAACCTTTACGGATACTTAGCAATTTACTTGGCTAAGTCAGGTAAGGGTGTTCGCAAGTTCAACCTAACTTAATAAATAGGTAACTAAGTCGCTCTGAGGGGCAGTAGCCCTCTGCCCCTCAGGGTCTTTAGAAAGGATCATCATGGCATTAACTACGGTCGCAGAGCTTCGCTCTACGCTTGGTGTTGGCACTTTATACGCAGATTCAGTTCTTGAATCTGTCTGTGATGCTGCCGATGCAGTTCTATTGCCTATGCTCTGGACTAACACAACATTTAACATCGCACATAGCAACACAGCGCATACGGGCACACTCTACTTTCAAGACAAAGTAGAAAAAGTTTTCTATGTTGGCCAGACAGTAACTATCACTGGCAACGGATCAAAGCACAAC